ATCAACCACGATTCTTCAACGGTTAACGTCGGAACCTACGGTACGGGGTCCAGCATCCCGTCCATCACCATTGACCAGCAGGGGCACATCACGTCTGCCTCGGGCATTGCCGTCGATTTCGGCAGCGTCAAAGACATTACGATCACGGGCACGACCAACCAGATTTCGGTGAGTGGACCAGGCACGACTTATACGTCCGGGTCTTATGTCATCGGACTGCCTTCTACGCTTACCTTTGCCGGCATTACGGTCAACGGCGGTACATTCAATACGCCCTCTGTCAGTGGCGCGGTTATCAGCAATGCCACTATCTCGGGCACGAACTCGCTTGCTGGGTCCATTGTCGGCGGCACGCTGTCGGGCAATACGCTCGTCAATGTAACGCTTTCAGGTTTTTCGCTTTCGGGCGCGACAATTATCAACCCGACCGTCTCGGGCGGCACTCTTGATGGCGTCCTTATAACCAACTCCACCTATTCAGGCGGGACAGTTCAGACAGTAACGCTGTCTGGTACGAACCTCGTATCAGGCGCTTTGTCGGGCGGCACGCTGTCTGGTTCAACGCTGTCCAGCGGCACGGTGCAGGGCTCTACCCTGTCTGGTACGAACACCGTATCGGGCACTCTGTCGGGCGGCACTCTGTCTGGTTCAACGCTGTCCAGCGGCACGGTGCAGGGTTCTACCCTGTCTGGTACAAACACCGTATCGGGCACTCTGTCGGGCGGCACGCTGTCTGGTTCAACGCTGTCCAGCGGCACGGTGCAGGGTTCTACCCTGTCTGGTACAAACACCGTATCGGGCACTCTGTCGGGCGGCACGCTGTCTGGTTCAACGCTGTCCAGCGGCACGGTGCAGGGCGGAACTTTTAGCGGCAGTATTACCGCCACAAGCGTCACCATCTCCGGGGGGACTTTTTCCGGCTCGACGCTTAATACCGTTACGCTATCTGGCGGAACGATCAACGGCGCTTCTATTGGGTTGACATCTTCTTCAACTGGATCGTTCTCAACGGCTCAGGTAGTCACGCTCAAGTTCTCCGACAATTCGACCATGACCACGGCACCTATTGCAGCCGGGGGCACAGTTACTTTTGTCGGGACTCAGAGCGGCCTCACTGGCGGGCCTATTACTACCTCGGGGACTCTTGGGCTTTCCACTACGACCGTCTCTGCCGGCAGTTATGGCAGCGCCTCGGCCATCCCCGTTCTTACTTTCGATGCGTTCGGTCGGACTACGAGTGCCACGACAGTAGCATTTTCGTCGGGACAAACACTTGCCCAAACCCAAGCAACTGCGCTTTCTTTCTAGGAGTAAGTTCCAATGGCCGTCACCAATACCGCAGCTTTCGCTCAAACCCCTTTTATGGCGCAGTGCTTGGTAACTGCGGCAAAAGCAGCTATCGGCACAGCAACCAACACTAACACCGTGGCTCTTATTGCCGCAGGTTCAGTCCCGTCGAACGGGCTTATCGTTACGGGACTCAATGTTATTCCTAATAATACCGTCACCGCTCAGTGGTGTGCGGTTTACTTTTCAACCGATAGCGGCACAACGCTTCGCGTCATTGCCATCGGCACTATGTCGGCATATACCGCCGCCGCTACTGCGGCACCAACGGTTCTGAACCTGACCCATATGGACGGATCGACAATTGCGCCAAATAACCCGATTTATATTCCCTATTCGGCAAATAATTGCCTGTATGCGGGAATGGGTGTCGCGATTACCGATGGCGCAGTGTTTACTTTGAACGGTACGAGCTTGTAATGGCAGTCTATAGCCCCCTTCCTGGACTTACCGGCCTAGGTGCAAATGCGCTTCCGGGACTGGTTTCTCGCGACAATGGCGGTCCTGCGTTGGGAGCAACAATCAGGACCATTACCAACTACGCGACTGCTGGAACCTTTACGCACACGCTTAATCGCCTGACGACTGTTGTTGAAATTACGGCAGTTGCGGGTGGCGGGGGTGGCGCCACTGGCGGGGCCTCTCAAGGCGGCGGCGGAGGGGGCGGCGGGGCCGCTGGACGTATCTGCCGCGATCTTCGTTCTTTTTCTGCGCCGAATCAAATTTCTGTAACGGTTGGAGCAAATGGTGCGATTGACGGCGGAGGAGGCTCCACTTCTATTACATGGGGTTCGATTAGTGTTTCTTTGAACGGCGGATCTGCTGGCAGCGGCGTAACTGGCGCAGGAGGCGCTGGGGGGACTGCGGGCGCTGGGTGGGATGCTTCGGCCTCCGGCGGCGCGGGCGGAAACGGCGAAACTTCAGGCAGTGGCTCCGGGGGCGGGGGCGGAGGTGCGGGAGGGCCTGACGGAGTTGGCGGCGCTGGAGCGGCTGCTGCTGCTGGGGCAGGTTCTAATTCTGCCTCCAATGGAGGAGGCGGAGGCGCGACAGGCACAACTGCTGCTCTGGATGCTGGCGGAGCCGGAGGAGGAGGTTCCGGCCAGGGGGGCGGCTTTATGTTTGATACAGTGGCCGGTGGATTAGGCGCTCAAGGCGGTACTTCGGTGGCGGGAGGCAATCCGCTTCAAGCCAAGCCCGGCACCAGCAAACCATCGGGTCCCCTCGGGGCCGCAGGCGGCGCGGGTGGCGGCGGTGGCGGCGGTGGTCGTAGGGGCAGCGCTGGCGGCGTAGGCGGCGCCGGCGCCGTTGTAATTATCGAATACGCTTAGGAGCAAGATAAGATGGAATATGTTCTGATAAATGTAAACTCTCGAACAATGCTCTCCGCTCCGGGCGCGCTGCCGGATTTCCTGACTGGATTGGCGCAGATCGGTCCCGGTAGCATTGAAGATCTTTCCTGGACCGCGCCCAACTTTGACAATGAGTATGTTGGCAAGGGCTATTGGGTGGTTCAGGACATCTACCCGACTCCCGCCGCGTGGCAGCAAAATTCGTCTACGCCGACGTATGCGGTTGATGCAGAGCAGCCGCTCGTCACTGCGACTTACGAGCTTGAAACACGTCCAATTGATGCCGTTCGAACAGAAAAGATTGCCGCACTTGCCAATTACCGTTTGAACAAGGCGCAGTTGGTTGTTCAGCAGCCAATTGGCATGGACTTGCAGGCCTTCATCAATCAGTGCTTCGCCGTTGAGGCGCAGCACAAAAGCGCGATCAATGCCTTGACCACATCAGAAGCCATCAGCAACTACGACTTCACGACGGGCTGGCCTAACTAGGTTCATCATCCATGCCGACCTACGATTACAGCACCCTGGTTAGCGACGTTCAGACGTGGATGGAAAACACGGACACGAGCTTTGTCGCCCAGGTTCCGACGTTCATCGCCAATGGCGAGACGCGCCTGTATCGTGACCTTATCATTCCTCAATTGGAATATGAGGCAACCGGCACATTGACCGTCAACAACGGGTTTTTCACGCGCCCGAACGATCTGATTGCCTTGCGCTATATGAGTCTTCAATCAAACAACAATCAGAATCCTATCCTTATTCTAATTCAGTATGCGTTTGGCATTACGATGTATCCAGGTCTTACCGACATCGGCCAGCCGCTTTACTACTCTGTTTACGATTCCACTCGGTATCGCTTGTTCCCCATCCCGGATGCGAATTATCCGTACAATTTTTTCTATCGTCGCCGGTTGCCGGCGTTGTCGAATACCAACCAGACGAATTGGCTGACGGATAACGCTTACGATCTGTTGCTGGCGTCGGCGCTTTGCGAAGCATCCAGGTTTGTTCTGGACGACAGGCAGGCAAGCCTTATCCAGATCAACGAAGCGAAGTATCAGAGCGCGCTGAAAGCGATCAACTTCCGCGAGACCAAAGCCTCTGTTGATGACTACCAGATTCCGTTCTCGGTGGAGGTCCAGTCGTGACCGGAACATACGATCCGCTTCTCGGGTTACTGTTGCAGCCATATGGCGGCAATGCAGATGCTTGGGGCGCTCTGACCAACTCAAACCTCTCGTATATTGCGCAGAGTCTTAAAAGCATCTCCACACTGTCCTCGGCTGGCGGGACGGTTACGCTCTCGAATACCGACTTTGCACCCAATCAGACGCGCCAGATTGTTTTTCGCAATGTAAGTGTTCAGACAAGCAATCTGGCTTTTGTGCTGCCGCCTCATGCAAGTTGGGGCTTCTTCGTCAATGACGGAACGTCAGGCGGCTACACCTGCACGCTCGGCGTTTCTGGTGGCGTGCAATTGACGATGCAGTATGCGTCCGTGACGCCATGGTACACGAACGGCACGGACACGTTCACGCTGCTTGCCCCAATGGACAAGATTCCATCGCCTGTCGGCACGGTCAACATGGCCGGCTACACGATGTCGAATCTGCCGACGCCTACACTGTCAAGCCATGCGGCGACCAAGGGCTATGTCGATGGGCAGGTATCGCCGACGCTGAACAGCATTGGCGCCCCAACGGGCTCGGTGAACTTTGCCAGCCAGCGGATCATCAATCTGGCAAGCCCAATTGATCCGAACGATGGCGTCAACCTTCAGTCGATGAATGGCGCCATTGCGGCGGCTTCGCTTTCGGGTGTCAGTTCCGTAAGCGCCGCGCCCAATACTGTTTTGGCTGGACCCGAAACCGGAGCGGCGTCTGCCACTCCGGTTTTTCGTCAGTTGGTTGGTGCTGACTTAACGGCAAGCTCTGTCGTCGCCCAGATCCAAGCTGGCGCAGTTTCGTTCTAAGGAGAGGTTGATGCCTGCTTACATGGATCCTAATACGGGGCAGACGGTTGGGCAGGGCGATCCGCTTGTCACGCCCAATCAGCAGTACGATTCAACTAAGACTTATTGGACTGGCCGTCAGTGGATTACTCCGGGCGGGCAGGAAACGCTTGCGCCTGGGGCTGCGATGGAACGTGGTCCAGTTGGCGAATATGGAAATTTAAAAAATCCTTATACGCTGTCGGCAAGCGATCCTAATTCGGCTTATTACACACCCCCTGCAACGCCGCAGCCTCCTGCAACGCCGCAGCCTCCTGCAACGCCAACTTCTGCCTCGCCGCAGTTTGACCAGAACCAGTTCATGCAGCAGTTCCTTAGTTCGCTCATGGGCATTGGGCGATTTGGGGGCTATGGCGGCATGGGCGGCTACGGTGGCGGCTATGGCGGCATGGGCGGCTACGGGGGCTACGGGGGCTATCCGATGGGTGGTTACGGGGGCTATCCGATGGGTGGTTACGGGGGCTATCCAATGGGCGGTATATATCGCCCTCAAGGACCACAGCCCCGAGGGGGCATTGGGCGTTTAGCTCGTCCTTCTGGGCCGCTTCCTAGCGGCCCCACCATGATGAAAGAAGCCGGAGCAGCCACCTATGGTGTCCCGCCTTCTTATGACACCACGCCGTCTGGGGGGATGACCCGTGGCGGCTTCTTCTTCCGTCGCGGAGGGCGCGTCTAATTGGCGCTCAGAACCATACCCTTTCGGCCGGGCGTTGTAACCGACGATACTGCTTATGCGTCGGAAGGGTACGCTATTGACTCTGACAAGATTCGTTGGGTTCAGTCCAAGGCGCAATCTTTAGGCGGCTGGACCAGGGCGACGACTCAAACCGCACCGGGCGTCCCACGCAATATGATGCCGTGGGTGACGCTTTCAGGCGCGGTGCAATTGATGATCGGCACGGCAAGCAAGCTGATCGTTTACCGCGCGCCCTATATGTACAACATCACCCCAACGCGAAGCACGGGCACGCTATCCGCCAATCCGTTCAATTTCACGAACGGCTCGAATCTGGTGACGGTATCCCAGAACGGGCATGGCGCTTTGTTGGGAGATACGGTTTATATCTCCGGCTCGACCAGCGCTGCCGGCATTACAATTGGCGGCACGTCAGGCACGCTTTCCGCGCCATTCTCCACCATCTCGGGCTCGCGCGTTGTTGCAGTTACGCACGTTGCGCATGGCCTTGCCCCTTGGGATCAAGTGACATTCTCTGGCGCTACGGCGGTCGCGACAGTCACGATCTCCGGAACGTATTTGGTCAATGCCATCTCGACCGACCAATACTTGATTGAGACTCTTTCGACGCCTAATGCCACGACCTCGGGCGGCGGTACGCCGACTTACTATTACGGCAAGCCCTATACGATCACGGGCACGATTTCGGCGAACTCGTATCAAATCGAGGCTTCTGCCAATGCCAATGCCACGACTTCGGGCGGTGGCACGCCGTCTTTTCTGTTCGAGATAAATGTCGGGCGCATCAACTCGACACAAGGCACGGGTTGGGGCGCGGGCGGTTATGGCACTGGCCCATGGGGTACGTCTGTTCCGAGCACGGTGGTCAATCAAGCACGCACGCACGCCATGGATACCTATGGCGAAACGCCGCTTTGGAACCCGCTTGGCGGCACGATTTACGATTGGGACAACGATTTCAGCGACCGGGCTGCGGTCTCAGCCAATGCGCCGGCCAAGTGTCTTTACATGCTTGTAACAGCAGAGCGTGCGCTGATGGCGTTTGGCTGCACGAATACGGCGGGCATCTTTGATCCGATGCTTATCCGCTGGACCGATTTGGAAGACCGTACAATCTGGACGCCAAGCAACACCAACAATGCAGGCGACACGCGCTTGTCTGTTGGTTCGTACATTGTTGCGGCACGGCACACCCGCGACGGCATTCTGGCGTGGACCGATGTGGGATTGTACTACATTCGCTACACAGGCGATCCTGATGGGCTTTATTCAGCGGTTCTTGTCGGCTCCAATTGCGGATTGATTGGACCGAACGCAGCCGTTGAACAAGACGGACTTGCGTATTGGATCACGCCGCAAAGGAACTTCTACACCTACAATGGCGGTTTGCCGCGTCCTATGCCGTGTCCGGTGCGACAGGTGGCATTTGCCGATCAATTGGACCTTGCTCAAGTTTGGAAAATTGCATCCAGCTACGACAACGCATACACGGCGGTTTATTGGTTTTTCCCGGACAAAGAGACGGGCGAATGCTCGCGCTATGTGCGTATTGATCTGCTGGAAGCAGTCGCGAATCCGCGTGCCGGGTGGTCGATTGGAACCTTCGACCGGACAGTTTGGATAGACGATACGATCTACGACAGTCCTTTGGCAATGACGGCCGGCGGTACTTTATATGCCCAGGAAACGGGCCTGGGCGCTGATGGCGGTGCGCTTACTCGGTATGTCGAATGGGCGCCAATTGATATTTCCAAAGATGGCACAGACGGCAACAGGGTGCTCAACCTGCGCCGCTCGGTGGTTGACTACACTCTTTATTCGGGCGTGGTGAATGTCACTTTCTACGCTCGCCGTTGGCCGTCTGCCCCGGTTGTGACTAAGGGGCCATACACCGTTTCAGGCGGGACGCTCTATACGGATCTCCGAGTCCAAGGGCGACAGGTCGCCACCTTGATCCAGTCAACGGGGGCCACGGATAGTTGGCGCCAAGGCGACGTGCGCTTTGACATTCAGGAAGGCCCGCTCCGGTGACAGGTGTTGCCCCCCTTCCCAATCCGCCGCCGTCTGTTGACGAGCCTTGGGCGAACTTTGTCCGCCTGTTGGCGGCCCAGACTCAACGGGCGGTTTCTGTCTTGGTCCGAAGTTCTCAGACTATTGGACAGCCGGTTGTACTTCCGAGCTACACGGTTGCTCAGTTGACGGCAAATCCAGCCGACGTTCGGCCAATAATGCAAAGGGTCGTGTTTT